TTCCATCAAACTGAAGGCAGTAGCGGGCGTTCCACTCGGACCACTCAAATACTGGTATTCATCTGGTGAGTTAACAGGTAGCAACTGTCCAGGACCAATTCTTGTCTGAGAAGCCAAACGCTTCTTAACCATAAGGGGAGGGCTAACCTCAAGTGCTGTTCTATCTCTGATGGCATCTTTCTGTGCCTTCAATTCTTCTTGCTCTGTGTATAGCACCTCTGGGATGCCTCTTGACTCGACGATTGAGCGTCTAAGTCTTTCTCTTCTGAACTCAACAAACGGATAATGTCCGTGAGCGTATTCTAGAATTTCGTGCTTACCAAAGAGATGCTCTTCAACCATCGGGCAGAACACAGTATAATAGATAGCGGAGTTACCAGCCTTATCTAGTTGTCGAGCATAGGAGTAAACAATCTCAATGAGATTATTGGCTTTTTCAACAGCATTGGGAACTGTGTTGATAAGCGGAATTAAATTAGAATCTTGCAAATACCCAGTCTTTCCAGCGGTATTTACCGCCTGTTCCATAAAGTCTTCGTCCCAACCTTCGGTTCTACCAATGGTTCGCATCTGAACCTCGGACATAAATGTTCTCTTAAAGATAACTCTAGCGTCTTGGATATCAACTGTCTCTGGAGGGAAGGCAATCTCGTCAAACGGCTTAAGTGCTGCTACCACCGGCAAGTTTAGTGAGATGTAGGGCTGTTCGTATTCAGACCATCCTTGCCTGTGGAGGTTCTTGCAGATGGTCTTGGCATCCTTCTCCGTGCACATCAAGGACTGTTGAATCATCATTACACCCAAGTCCGTGTCTGGGTCTGCTTGAATCTGTTGCATCGCAGTAGCCAACATACCATTGCCTTGCATCGCGGCTTGGGCAAGGTCTTCCATTCTGATTATGTCATTCTTCTTTGAGATGACTCTGTTCCATCCAATGTGAACCGCAGACCAGCCAAATTGCATTGTGTATTGAATCCAGAGTTCTGCTTCTCTTTCAAGTTCAGCACGAATCTTGTTATTAACGACCCAAATCATTAATGTCTGGGCTGCAGATGATTGCTCTGCGTCATTTACTTCTACCCCAGACACCTTGATGTTGGCTCTAGTCCAAGAGGTCATCAGCAAGACAACCAGTTGATTGATAACGTCGTCAATAAGTCTTACTCTTACATCGGAAGCACCCTCGAAAGGGAAAGGCTCAAAGCCAAGAGCATCTTCGTGCTTTCGTCCATCATCTGACTGACCTTCCCAGCGACACATTCTCTGGTCGTCAGAAGTTGTGAGTCTAGACATATTACCACCATAAAACAGAGAGCGATTAAGTTCGTCATTGAGGTATTGTATATCTGGGGTGTCGCTTGCTAGTGCGATTTTGTCTGTTCCGTTAGGATAAAAATGTTCGGACATGGTAGTTGTTTATCAAGAGTTATGGAAAAATCAATAAGAACCTCCGCCAAGAGGCTTATATGAATTAGAATCTTCATATACTGGGTTCATAACCACGATATATCTCAATGCGTCAATAGGGTCTTTAGAAGCACCCTTGTCTCCGTCGCTTCCAGTCCACTCTCGCATAGAGTAGATGAGGTTTTGACACTTGTCGGAGATAAACAACTTTGGCTTGTTTATATATGTGATAGGCTGGCTCTGGTCAAAGTATAACCAGTCATTTATGATTGACACACCTTGGTCAATCTTGATACCTGCGGCTGGCTTGAAATACATTGGGTCTTCTCCGTCATCAAGTAGGTTGATAAGCGTAACTCCACCATCCTTACCGATTGCTTGAGTAGCACCAGCACGAGGGTCAATGTAACGCTCCTCTATTTCTTCTTCTCCTCCCTCAAAGCCTCGAATAAGTCCTTTATACTCATCAATACCGCGACCAGCACTCGAACGCTGTGCAGGGCCTTCTCTACCATCTGCTTTAGAGTCAGGAAGTGCCCACTCGCCGTAAGTCTCGTCCGGGAATTCCCTGTATATGTAGTAGTCCCCTTCTTTCGTGACTTTGCACCAGAGCATAAACCAGTTTCTCGCCCCCGCTGGGTCGCACGACATATAGTTCGTGCCTTCTTGGGGGATTTTGTCTTCCGAGATGATGTGCGTTTCACCGAACATCGGGAATTGCGAACCGACGAGGGCTTGTGCCCACCCATACGCTCGGATTTTCTTTTCATAGTCGGTTTTGTTATCTAATTGTTTCACCATCTGGTCAAATGGTGAGTAAACATTGAATTTTGAGTGAAACCAGATTATACCAGAGGTTTTTGAACGACCTTCAGCCAAATAAGGCATATGCCCCTTTGGACAACCAGCAACGTGTATCAAGTTTTGAGGAAGTATCTCGGCTTTCTTGGTTTTGGTAAACCTGCAGCCATTGACATACTCCTTGACTACTTGAGAGAAACCCCCGATAGGAGTGAAAGTTATTAACAGCCTACCTCTTCTGGTAAGAATGCGGTATCTGAGGGTTTGAACCCAGTCAAGAGGCACAAGTTCGTCGCACCAAATGAAGTCTGGCTCTCCGCCTTCAATGACAACCTTGTCCTGTGCGTAATTCATAAAAATACATTGGCTTCCGTTAGGAAACACAAAGGAATTATGAGAAAATCCGTTTTTGAGACTGTATTGAATGTTTGTAATACGTCCTTTCTTCATCATTTTGTATTCGGACGGGATATATTTCCAAATAACATTCTGTTGCATCTGAATAGATGACTGAGAAGTAGTGTGGATACACCAAACTATTGAGTTTGGCTTATTGCAAAGCGTAAAAATGGCTCTTTTAGCCGCATATTCAGTCTTTCCAGCACGATTTCCACCAAGAATTAACAGTTCTTCCTTGTTTTGCAGAATCTCATCTGCGTCTTTCCAATGGAACGGCTCGTATCCGTGGCGATAAGGGTCTTCCTTCTCGGCGTTAATCTTGTCTTCTCTTAATTGTATGAGTTCAGCAACCTTTTCTGCACCATCACGCTCAATCATAGTCTTGAGTTGCTCCTCCGTTGGCTTTATTAGCAACGGGTGCTCACTCATCTTGTCAAGAATGGTGCTCATTCTTTAGAATCCAAGTATCTTGCTCCAGTCTTTGTTGGCAGATAGTTTGCCCATCATCTCAGCACCTGCATCAATGGCATTATTCATTTTCTTTCTTTCCTGCTTTGCAAGTAAAACTCTACCAACTTCTTCAAGTCTTTTGTTTTCAGCATCTTGTTTTGCAAGGTCTTTTCTGTAACTAGCCATTTCTTCATCGGTTGAAATGCGGAATGAGCCTCTAAGTTCTTCTGGAATACCAGCATCCTGTTGCATTTCCGATTTGCTTTGAATCATTGGAAGACCATCTGGGCTTACTCCGATACCGCCACCACCCATAAGTCTACCAGCGTCTGCAATCATTGGAATGTTGCCCGATACACCAAGAATATATCCATTTTTGCCAAGAAATTCTCTTGAGTTTAATCCAGACTTTCCAAGTTCAACGTCCAATGCAGAAAGTGCACCTTTTGCTTTAACTAAATAAGATTTAAAAGCACTTGCCTCTGGTGTGTTTGCTCTAACTAACTCTATTGGGTTAACGTGAACTATCTTACCAGAAGATGTTGGTCTTTCAAGCATTGACCAAGCCTTTGCAGCCCTACTTTCAACCTCTTCTGCAAGTAAATCAATATGTGGTTGTGCTAATCTTAAATCTCTTATTTGCACTTGTCTATTTGCTGCTGTATTTAATTTTGCATAATTTTCCGTTTCATATTGCAATTGTTTTTCTAAAATAAAAAGTTGTTTTTGAATAGGTGGTTTTTCTGCTTCCCAGTTAAAATCACCGTAGCCATGTATTTGATTTCTGTCTAATTGACTAAGCGATTGTTTTGTTAAATTTATATGTTGTGTTAATTTCTGAATATTATACTCCGCATTAACAGGGTCATGAGTAGGAGGTAATGGAAATGAGCCATTGCTAACTAAAACCTTTTTCGGAAAAATAACACCTCTTGGTTTTGGATTAGCATCTCTAGCCCTTTGTGTGTTTGCAATGTTTTCAAGTATATCATCACTAAGACCAACCATATTTGGGTCTAGTCTTAAAGGAGGTTCTGGCATTCCACCTGTAATAAAATTACGGTAATTAGGTCTGTTTGTGTCCGTAATATCTAATTGAACTGAAGCAAGTTGCTGTGGATATCTGAAATCTCTGCCCAAATAATTTCCGTCAACAAATTCTGGACTTCTATATCTTAATTGCAAATGTCTCAATAACTCTTTTTCGTCATAAAAACTTGAAGGTGTTTCCATAGCCATATTATTGTTTGTATTCCTGTATGTTCGGTGTTGCGGTTTCTACTTTGCGAAGCATATTGAGAATATGCTTTTTTTCAGCCATTGGCTTATCTACCCTTGTAGTTCTTGCCTCTAGGACCGCAATTCTTGCCGTGCATCTTGCCTTCAATCATTGCCATCTTAGAATTGCCAACCTTTTGTTCAGCAGCCTTGTGCTTCTTAGCATCACTCTGTGCCTTTTCTGAGTTCTTCATAGTAGTATCAAGCAATGTAAATGTTTATTCCTTCTTGTCAAGTAACGCTTTGACTGCAACCTCCGAAACCTTGCCACACTCCTTCAATAACTTGACATACTCAACTTGTTCGTCGCTAGCAGAAAAGACAAAGATGTTCTCATCTGCATCTGGTATCTTAATAAAGAGCACTCCGCTAGCCCCGTAATGCTCCAGATTAGTCAGAAAAGCCTTGGCATAAGCCTCCATCTGTTCTTCTGCGTGAGCAGTTAGAACTGCGTTTTTACGAGATTTTTTTTTCGCCATGGGGTCTTCCTCGGGCATCGAATCTTGCGGTGCTGACATACCCACTCGGGTTTTCAACGATATCTATGAATGTCCCAAGTTTCATAAATCGGTTATCCCAGACCTTCACTCGATGCTTTTGCCCTCGTATCTCGCAATCTATCAATCTGCGGTTGGGGTAGATACGCTTGACAATGCCTATTGACTTAGGAACAGAAACCGCTGGCTTCGCCACCACAGGGGAATCAGGGGTGGGGTCACCAACAAGAATTGCCACTTCCGCCTCTACCTTGGGTGCTTCCAGACCTTTTGACGCTAACAAGGCTATCATCCCCTTCATCGTCCAACAGAACGCCCCACGTCGAAACGTTTTATCCTCCTCCTTAATCCAATCAATACCCTCCTTATACTTGTCAGAAGCCCGATAAGCAACTAACTCGGTTTTGGTGAACGGATACTCGGCAATGATGTGCTTTTCTTTGAACATGGATTCCTAATCTACACATCACTTTTAATATGTCGATTTAATTCACCGCCCTGTATCTAATAATCTATTTATATACTCTAGTCTTATATGGTGCTAGAAAACTGGCGGGGGGGCCGCCAGAAAATAGGTGGGGGGGGTGCCAGAAAACTGGCGGGGGGTAGGGGGTAATGCGTAGATTGCAGACCCCTAATATACGCAATGTGTCAACCTTTTTACAATAAATTATGCAAGTGAAGATGATTAGCGTGGGATTCAGCCCCTGGCACTGGTCGCCCCCCTCCCCGCCAGTTAGAATCATTCTAAATGGGGTTTTCGGGCATCGGTTTTGACACCCGAAACAGGCGGTTTGGGGTAATGGTATGACCCGAGAATCAAAACGCCTCCTAGGGGCTATTTGAAGGGGTCAAATGGGGTGTTTCGATTGACACCCCAAACTGGGGTTTGACTGGATTGGAAGGGGGGGCAAAAATAGTCAAAAATAGGCATTGAACGGAAGCACCACCTGTGCAGGATAGTCGATGTTGTTCATTGAAAGGGTCTAGTTAATCACTCCACGCCACCTGCGGGGCTTCCAGCCGAGTAGAACGCCTAGTGCGAACGAAAGCGGAAGCAGAGTCAGTCAGTTGACTGAATCCGAGTTGTGATTAAAGCCCACTAGATGGAGACACACAAATCCGATGGCGAACCCCAAAAAAGGCATACTGTCCTTTGAGCAGTATCGGTTGCAGAAAGCAAAGCAGAGCAATCCCGAGCAGGTGCAACTGGTGGATGCCATCAATGCCTACCAAGACAAAGGTATGGGCAAAAAGGCAATCCGAGCACGACTGGTGCTAGGTGGTAAGGTGCTCGGTATCGTCATCGTTCGGTTCGAGGATATCGATGATTGCAAGGGTCAGTTGACTCCAGCGGTCATTCGCTGGAAGGCGGACTCGGATTCGGTCGCTACTATGACAGAGGCGATTGAAGAACTCGGTTGCGAGTTAGAACCAGAAGTTCGGACGAAAGAGGACACTGGTGAAAGTGAGGTAAACGCCTAATACCCCGAAAGGTATAGACCCCCCGAAAGGGGGGCACCAATTTCCCCCCGCAAATAATGAAAACCACAAAAAAGAGGAAAGTAGTAAAGAAAGACCCACCCTGCTACACAAAGGTAATCCATATATGGGTTCAAAAAGATGCAATATCTTATGAATACGATATGGATTACCTTTTAAAGAACGATTATCAAATCATCGTTCACACTAAAAAAGGTAAACAGGAGTAAACACAAGCCCCCAGTAAAATGGGGGCTTTTTTGTGCCTGTTTTAGTTGCAGCACTAGCACCCGGGCTTTTCGATCAACCTGGCTTCGCGCGGTTTCTACCGGCGGTGCGACCCAACTATCCAATAATCCAACCACACACACATTAATAGCGTTACCACTATTATAGCGTTACTACTATTACTACTATCAATCTATCCGATTGAACACGTATTAATAGCGTTACTAGCGTTACTATATTACTACTATTCATTTATTCCAATAATCCGATCATTACTAGCGTTACTAGTATTACAGCGTTACCACTATTAGAACTATCAAACAATCGTGCTTTTAAAAGCGTTATTTGCTTGACAAGATTAGTTTAATCCCCCCTAATAACCCCCGTTCTCTTAAATTACTCTTATTAGTATTAGCGTTACTAGTTGAGATGCACTAGTTCAGTCTGATTAGTCAATAGGTATTGGTGTATTGACTCAACCTTTGGTTTCGTCTGTAGGAACTGCGCAAATTGACAGATAGGTGTATTAGTAGTAATACCGGCGTTGATAGATAGGCACAAAAAAGAGTGCCGAAGCACTCTGTTGATTCCCACTATTGCCAGGATTAGTCAAACCAACTGTCGTAGTAGGACTGCTCGTATTGTGTGAATATGTAGTGAATATTATACCAGTATCGCTGGTAATCTATCACGTGCTGATTACTGTCAACAACAGGTTTATGCGTTTGCATCGGTTGGTGGGATTTTAGGTTTACGAACAATCAACTGGTCTTTGCAACGCTGGCGATACTTGGCTTGAGCGAGTTGCAAGCGTTCTTTGTTTAAGAAGTAATACTCGTTATACTGCAATCGCTTTTCGTTACGGGATTTAGGTGTTCGTTTGAACAACCCAAGGTCTTTACTCATAGTATAGATAGAAGCCTCCGATTTAGGCTTTTCACGAGATGCTTTGAGTTTTGCTTCCGTAGCAATACGAGCATCCTCTTTCTTCTTCCATTCCTCAGTTGATATCATCTTGTAGATTACAACTTTACGAGAACTGGTAGGGCTACTCATATTGATACGCTGCTTCTTTTGCTCGTGTTGCTTGACTTTGATTGCTAACACACTGTCTAGCAATACAGTAGGAACATATTGAACTTTAGTCCGAGTTTTCATAGTCTTGATAGTTTTGAGGGATTAGGGTAGTCACCGGAATTGATGACTACCCACACCCGTAGGATTACTCGATAGTCCCTTCTTGTGACATAACAGCAATCGCATAAGTATCGAAGTCTTTCAATACAGGCAATGATGCTGCTACATAGGTTGGTTGGAACTTGAGGATGCGTTGAATGACGTAATGCTTCAAGTCAAACGGAGCATCGGACTGCATGAAGTCCTCGAAGGTAGCAACACTAGTATAAGGCTTAGCCAAGTATTGCATCAAGGCACACCAATACTTCAACTTGTGGAAGTTGAGGGTTGGCATACCTAGTCGGACTTCTACAGTATTATGCTCCGATAGGCATTGGGTATTGACAGCAGTATAGCGATTACCGTGATGGTCGCGGTCAATGCCACAGTAGTGATTGTGGGAACGAGTGAAAGACACAGTTCGGTGTGCCCAACCATTAATAGCATCACGCAGTTTAGTAGCGGTGCGTAAAGCCGACTGATTCGTGCGATGACGCATATCAATATGAACGTGACTCCCACAAGTGTTATTAACCTTAGCACCGTTATCAGTCATAGTCTTCAACACTTCCTGCATTGACTTCCAATCCTTCGGACTAGAGCCGTTGATGAACCACGTCAATTCCTGGTAATGTGCTAACGACTCGTTAGTTTGATTGCTACGAATCGAACCATCACCCTTAAACTGCAACCACGGCTGATGAGGGAATCCATCTGAATCCCAATTCGTGATATCACTACCACGAGTAGCAACGAACTCTAACTCGATTCCTAGGCATTCACCAGATG